TTCGGCATTACTTTTCCTCTTTTTCTTTAGTTTTAGGTGCTACTACACCCAAAAGTGGCTTAATTTCGTCTTCATCTTCGTTATCGAAGAACTCATTGTGCTTATCAACGGCCCATGCAAGCCACGCAATCAATGGAAGACCAACTACGAGCACAACGATGCTCCAAAAATCAAACATTTTCCTACTCTTTCACCTGGGTACACCCAGTTTTCCATGAAAACTACGATGCGAGGGAGGATTTCTCCTCCCAGCATCGCAATCTTAGCATCTACTCTGATTTTTGAGTTTTGTGATAGATATTCTCCACCACATTTGCCCATACTCTCGGTGTATGTGTGTAAGGTTGGTATCCACCAGCACCACCAATGAGAACACGACCATCGGCAAACTTATTTGCTAGGTCTGCTACTACACCAGAAGCATAGTCATAGCCCGCATAGGTGTACTTCAGTCCCCAGCCTTCGCCTTCGTGTCCATCTGCTCCAGTTGCTAGCAAGATAACATCAGGTTTGTACTCGGCAACCTTCTTAGCAATCTCATCGATAGCCCACTTGAATGCTTCATCACCTTGGCCCTGCTGTAAGCAGTAGTTGTACCAGTGTTGCTCGTCATTCTGATAGACATAGTTCTCGGAATACCCAGCCTCTTTCAGCCAAGTGTCTGAGTGAGTAGGGTAAATCCCATGTCCGTGGATACTAAAGGTAGGGATATCAGTATCCGCAAGCAGATTCTGAACTCCATCGCCAGCATTCACATCCCAGTCTATGTAGACAACCTTGAGCCCATTCTTTACGAACTCTTTGGCAGCCCAGGCGAAGTCATTGAAGACACAGAAGCCTTCGCTCCACCCGTGCTGTGCGTGATGCTTAGCACCTTGAGGATTGAAGCCAACTTGAGTTTCACCAGCAAGCATCTTCTCAACTAGGCGTACTGTTCCTGAAAACATCTGACCAGCCGTATGACCCATCTCAGGTCTCTCGCCAGTCCAGTCAAAAGAGATTCCATCTTCCAATACCTGAGCAACATACTCGTGGTCGTGGATAGATTCAATCTTGTCTCGGTCTTCAGGTCTAAACTCAGGGTCAATGATTTCCACATTGTCTTCACCAAGTTCTTCTAGAAGATGGCCAGTCGCAATCTTAGCCCGTATAGGCTTTGTTGGATGGTTTCCATTACCAGAACCTAGATTCCAGTTCAGGTAGTCGTCGCTATATGCGACAGTTAGTTTTTTAGACATATTTTGTCCTTTCGTCTTTATTTCCATATCCTTATGTTATCAAATAGTGATAAATAAGTCAAGGGGGTATTTACTTGTTTGCACAGAAAAAACAGGCACCCAGGCTATTCTTCTTCGTCTAAGCCGTAATCCAGCCAAGTCTTCTTGTTTCCAACAAGAGACTGAATTAGCCAAGAGGCTACAAAGGCAATACCTAGCACTATAAGTAGTATGGCAATGATTGCCACTGCTAAAAACGCTAGTATTTCCATAATTCACCTCAATCTGCTTGACAAATCAATCATAACAGAGAAAAACCCCCCTAGCAATCGCTAGGAGGGCTTTCTATCTAAGAGCATAAATTATGCTTCTGGTCGCTCTGGAATGTCTTCATCGGCGATTACAGGCTCTGGCACTGGAAGTAGTGCTTCGAACTTAGATAGCAATTCTCCAGTGTCTATAATCCAAGAGTTGATTAGTAGTTGGTCTACTCCAGAATGACTTTCATCGTGGTTTTCCTGAAGTTTCTTCTTTGCGAACTTCAATACTGAAGAAGCAAATGCGATTTCGTTATCGGTAAATCCAATTAGTTTTTCTGACATTACTTTTTCCTTTCGGCTTTTAGTTGTTGGATTTTTCCAACAAGATAATCATAGGCATAACCTAGGACATTTGTCAAGTATTTCTTTCGGCGTGTTTTCTTGTGGAACTTAGTTGATTGCCACTGAGCCCAGTGAGCAACTCTGAACGCAACGCCACTTATGAATTTTAGTAATCGGTACATTGTCTTTTTGTCTTTCTGTTTATTGGTTGTTGGTATTACAGGTTTACGATGTAGTCAGGTCCGTATAGTCCAATACCTTCTAGGTACTCGTTTATCTTGTGATAAGTCAACTCGTAAAGCCTTGAGTACTCAGGTGAGTAGTTCTTCTTCTCTGAGCCACTTGTTCTTTCAAAGTACTCGAAAGCAAAGAAGAGATTCATAAGTCTAGTTAGGTCAAACTTCTCGGTAGCAAAGTAATCTTCATCTTTGATGTCGCCATCTTTAGTCTGTTCGATAAAGTTCTTTCCCTCTGTCTCGATGAGGTTGTGAAGTTCATCGGCAGACATACTGGTAAAGTCTTTAGGCTCTGAACTAGGTGTCGGTGTAATGTCTTTCTCAGCCATTAGATTCCTTTGCTGTTATTTGGATAGGACAATTATAGCCCAAACCTAGATGCTTATCTTGTAGACCAATTCACATTTGGATAATCACGCTTGTTCTTTTTTATCATAGCATCGGCTTTAGTCTGAATTAGAGCACGCTGTTCTTCAATTGATGTGCCTCTCTTGTGGGCCAAAGCAATCAAGATAGTTTCAATAGCATCCTTACTACGCTCAATCTCTTCAGATGAGCGACCCATACTTTGAATACCAACTAGCATATTGACCGCAATCGACTGAGCAGTTCTCTCTGCTTTGACTTCAGTCTTGTATCTACTAAATGCGTATTCAATCACCACTAGAGGTGTGCCATCTGGATTCCAGATGCCAGTCTTCTGACGCTTTGCCTCAATCTCTGCCTTACGAATTTGACGAAGACGGCGTGCCTCTACAACTTCAGGGTCTTCTAGTTCTGATTCACGGAGGAAGTATGAAGACGGGGCGTGTGCGTAGCAAACAGTACAAGCCTTTTCACCAGCAAGGAAAGCAATCTCTAGTTCATCACGACCAGACATCTCGGTAAGCCAAACATAACGAGTAGTGTCAAAGCAGGTAACACAATCACGGCTCTTGTGAATGTGCCCATTGCTGTTACTAACTAGGTAAGCACGGGACCATCCTGTGTAGAAAGAGTTTAGGGTAGCCAGTTTTTCCTTGAGAGATGCTCGCTCTCTGTCAAGTTCAAATCGCTTGACTTCTTTTTTCTCTACATCCTGAGCCATGTAAGGATATTTCTTGTAGTGCTCGATTGATGTGTCCAAAGAATATATTTTGATATTCAGGCTCTCGATAGCCTTTAGAGTTTCTGCTATCTCGGTGTCGATAATTACTGGTGTTGTCATTATGTTCTTTCTGTCGTTTGTGTTGCTATAAGGATACAGTTATTCGGTACAGTTGTCAAGTATATCTACTCTGAGATTACTTCCCATTTGTCCAGAGATTCAAATAGAGCCAAGGTTGAGCCATCATCCCACTCAACTTCTAGCCTGTGGTCAATAACCCCAAGCCAGTTGCTCTGCTTGATTGATACTACTGTTCCCTCAGCACCAGCCTTTAGGTCGGTGTTAGGGTCATTTACTGATATAAGTCTGATACGCATTAGCCTCTACGACCTTTCCTCATGCGACGGAACTGAGCAGGTCTGTTCTGCCAAGCATATACAAGACCAGTGAGACCAGCAATTATTAGAGTTACTGATGATAATCCAAGTGCTAACTTATCGGCACTGATTTCTAGCACGCCAGCCTTGATGCTGAGTCCTGTGGCAAGGAAGCCTAGGCCCAGTGCTGACAATGTGAGCATTACTTTCATTTGAAACCTTTCGTCATGTGTAATAACTATAACTTATAGCAAAATATTCCCGTTGTCAAGCACATTCTTTGCAAGGAAGAATTGGCCACCCAGGTCTCATCGGTAAAAGAAAATCCCCGCCATTTCTGACGGGGACTTCTTTTATTGACTAAGGCGTATCTAAAATACGCACAAAAACTATACGCTTGTTCTTGTAGTCGGTGAGTGGTTCGATGAAAGTTCCACCAAATCCACGATTAGCATTTACTACTTTGCCTTTACCAATGTAAATAGCAGAGTGGTAATAACTAGAGTAGCCCTTGTAACCAAAGACAACGATATCTCCAACCTTTGGGGTCTTCACTCGGTGTCCAACATAGGCTTGCTTAGTAGCAGAGTGTGGTAATTCCTTACCCAACTGCTCATAAGCCCATCTAACCATCCCAGAGCAGTCCCACCCGTAAGGTGTAGAGCCAGAAAACACATACGGTGTCTTACCAACTCTCCTGAGCAATTTCATTACGACCTTGTTCAGAGATTCTCTGTTCTTGACCAGACCTGCTGAATAAACATAAGAGACTTTTGTAATATCTTTATTATTCAGAAGATTCTGTGTCAGATTATTATTTGCTACTTTTGGTGTGATAGTTCTATGAGTTTCCACACTCACTATCACTCCATCGTTTGCCAACTCACTCGCTACTGCTGAACTGCTTGAGCATCCAGCCAAAGTTAGAGCGGTGATTATTGCTAGCAACCATTTCATTAGGCGACCTACCTTTCCAGAACTCTCGTTCTTATCTTTTCTTGGTCGTTGTTTGTCTTGGTTCTCCCAATACATTATTCAGTTGTTCTTATATTTTACTCTCATAAATCGGTGTTTATGGAGAAAAAGAGGCATTTTAGACACATACCTCAGGTGTTTGCTAGTTATAGCGGGGTCTTACTGCCACTCTCCAAGTGCTCTCATTAACTCGTTAGGAGTTACTTTGAGTTCTCGGCAAAGTGTTGCCATCATACCTGATGGTAGTTGGCGTTGCTTGTGAAAGTAGCGACTTAGGCTACTCTTTTGTAATCCAGTTGCGATAGCGAACTGATTTAGTGATTTGTAGCCCATCTTGGTATATCTTGCGACAAACCAGTTCCAAGCATCGGTATTCATTTTTGTTTTTGTATTTGCTTTCATTTTCTTCTCCATCTTTAGCAAATCTGAAATCCGCCACAGTTCTCTAGGAACTCGGCAAACTCTTTGATGTCGTCAAGGTCTAAGTGATAAGAGGTTTCCCAAGCATCTACTTTTCCTTCGCCATCGCAAACATTACACCAGCCATGAGTACGACCAGTTAGTGATGCCATCTCGTCTGATAACTTACGATTCGGCATATCTTGATGCTTACCAACTTCATCTTCTCTGATGCCAGTACCTACGCAATATTCACAAGTAGGTCTTTCCATCTGAGCAAGTTTAGTATTACGCTCTTCGATATATTCCTGAGCACTTCCATTAGCAATTGCTAATTTCATTTGCTCAGCCAGAATTCTGCTGTTCTCGGCGTTTAGCCCATGACCAGAATTGCTGTGTCCATCTTCTACTTTTTCTGCGATAGCAAAAGTGTCAAGGCAGTAGTCCCATAGTGGTCTCCAGCCCCAGACATTACGGCGAAAGTACTCGCCTTTTTTGTTAGTGGCTTTCTTGCCATAAACATCCATACCCATTTTTATTCTCCAGTCCCACTGCACTTAGGCAAGTGTTGTTCGATTATTGCTTTGTCCCTGACCCTATTACATTTAGGGCAAGGTATTTCTTCTCCTGTTAGGACAATTGGTTCTACGGCAGGTCTGTCATAACCGCCTAGTCCTTTTGACTCCCAGTAGAGTTCTCTGACATACTCTTTTTCATCTTCGTAGTCTTCGTACATTTGTATCTGCCTTTCGTTGTCAAGTGGATACATAGATAATCTACACAACACATCTGACATTTGTCAAGCGTGTCGCAAAAGATTTTTTAGGAAATTTTTGCTCCACCACAGTTGCGTAAGAACTCGGCGAATTCCACTACATCCGTAAGTTCCAAGTAATAAAACCCATCGGAGTTCTGTTTTATTCCCCTACCAAAACATCCATTGCACCATCCCCGCAGTCTCTTCAGTTCATTAGCGAGGCGTGGGTCTAGTACCAAGTCGGTCATACCTTTTTCCATGCCTACTTCGTCTTTTCGGATACCTGTGGCCTCACAAAATTCACATGGGACTTCAGGGAGGCTAGCGATTTTCTTCATAAACTTATCGGCGTATGCTTCAGCCACCCCAGATGCGATGTCCTCGAATAAAGCATCAGCAATTCTGTTGGCTTGCAGTTCTGTGAGTCGGTTTTTCTCAAATAACTTTACAAACTTCTTGTGCTTCGTTGAGATGTAATCCATCAGAGGCTTCCAACCCCAGATGTTCCTACCAAACTCTTCACCAACCCGGTGCTTCGGCTTCAGCCCAATAACAGTTGTGCCCATCGGCGTTCCTTTCGTCGCTGCTTCACTGAGTTCTAATAGTAAGTCTTATTATTTTCCATGTCAAGTGGAAACTTTTGTCGTGTATCCCATCTTGTTCAGCACTTCTTCTGTATCCACATAATGTATTTTCGCAAGTATGTTGTCCCACTCTGCTTCTTCCCCAGTTGAGTCGTTGCAGATGAATACTGCTGTTTCTTCATAATTCGGTGTAATAACGGAAGAAACCAGCACAAACTTACTGTCGTAGTCCCCACCAGATAAGAAATAGATGAAAGAAATGCGTTCTTCGTCTGCATTTACGAGTTTTACGGGGGTCGCTTGATGAAATCCTGACATGAGAATAACTTAGCAGATGAGTCTGAGGCATCACGGCACATGGAAGACCTTGCCGCCCAGGTGTTTCGGAATAGCATAAGAAAACCCATGCTCTTCAGCATGGGCTTTCCTTTTTAGTTCAGATTACTCGGCGATGCCAGTTGGGTATTGTTCTAGCATCTTCTCGGCATAAGCGATGGCTTCTTTCAGGTCGAAGAAAGGCTCTGAGTAATACTCGGTGTCTTTCACAGACCAGACTTCGAACCAAGGGTTATTGATTACTGAGAACACATCTTCTTTCTTAGACCACTCTTCTAGTTCTTTATCGGTAGTGATGCCGAACCTTTCTAGTAGGTCGCTGTATCGGATTAGTTCTGAGATTTCATCATCGGCACTTCGCCTAACAATGATTCGCATCTCGCCATTACGGATTACGAAGAAAGGATTACTTTCAGTAGCCCAGACTTCTTCGTAGTCGTTCTCCCAAACATAAAACTCAGGGGATAATTGCTGTTCGTTGATTTTTCTTTCTTCCATTTTTTTATTCTCCTAATTTGCAGGTATCAAGATAATCGGTGTTGATAATCTTTTTGGATTATGTGTTTCGCACTCTTGTGGATTTTCACAAGGCACTAAAACTAACTTCGGTGGCACGATGCCAAGAGCAAACATTTCTGCTTGCTCTTGGTCGCCCTTGCGTTCTTCGAACTCTCTCATTAGTCGTTCTCTCCTAATAGTCGGATTTGTTCTGCCACATCTTCGGGGTCGGCTTCTTCTATCGCACCACACTCTTCGCAGTAGTTCTGTGTCGGGGTGTTCGGAAGATTCATTTGTAGAACCCAAGTGTGATTCTCGCACTCAACTTCTAAGTCATACTCTTCTACGCAACTGATACACACGGGGTAATCGAATCGGTAGTCGTAAAACTCTTTAGTATCGGTAGTCGGTTGCTTTAGACATTTCTCGCAGTATGGGAAATTACTCATTTGTTTCTCCTTTATCAAAGTCCAGTAGCACTTCGTAGCACTCTTGGCACTCAATAGCAACATTAGTATCGGCATACGACACAACTTCTACATCGTGTCCTATGTGTCGGCTTAGGTCGTTGTAATCGGTAGCACTCATTATTAGTCCCACACTTCCAAGACTTCGATGGTGGTATCTACGAAACGGTGTTGTGATAAGTCGAACCCATCTTCTTCGTTGATGCGTTCTATCGCTAGGTCAATGATAAAGTCATTGTCGCTAGATGCTGTTGTAACGGTAGTTGTGTAAGCAGTTGATGCTGTTGTTAGCGTTACGGTATAAGTTGCTGATGAAGCCACTTTATCTCCTTTGTCTTTTTGTCGTTTGCGATTTACTCGCATAGTAATAATAACACACAGACAAGACATTTTCTTCCCATTTGGAAAGAAAATGTTTTGTCGGCGTTTTGTTTAGTTGCCAGACTTCTTCACTCTGACCATACGCTTTAGCCTAAGGTTCGGCTGAAACGGAATTAGTCCCACAGACATCGCTCGGTATAGCAAGTCGTAAGTTCTGATTCGGTCAAGTTTGTCCAGTTCGGCAATTCTTTCCTGAGTTATTTTATTCATCAACTCTTCCTCCATTTTCTTCGATGAACTTCTCGATGGCTTTATCAACATCGGGGTCGTTTAGCCACTCTAAGAAACTACGCACACCTTCCTTAGTGTTCAGGTCGAACTTAGGATTTAGTGGGTCTTTATAACTTTTCTCCATTGGATTTCTCCTTTCTTTCTGCTTCATACTATAAATAACCACGATGATGAGAGATTTATTCCCGTATCCGAAAAAAAAAATCCAGCACGGGAGCATGGAAGAACCTGCCGCCCATCAAAACGGCATGGGCAGAAAAAATCCCCCCATCACAGATGAAGGGACTTTTTAGTTCTTCGGCTTACTTCTTCTTTTCGGTGAAAGTAGCGATAGTGAATCCAATTGACCCGAACAGGAATAAAAATAATCCAGCCCAGAGAACACTTTGGTCGCCACCAAAAATCATTACATAACCAAGTCTGTCGCTGATGCGAACGGCGTTCCATAAGCACCAAACGGCAAGTAGTCCATAAATAATCTTCATTTTTATCTCCTTGTAGTGTTGTTTTCACTACATTTCCAGTTTATACCTATCAAGTGAAAAGTCAAGTGTTTCGGTATAACTTTTTTATAACGGGGTTAGGCTCTTACGCCCTTGATTTTGATTTGTTCTAATTCATTGTGGCAGTTGTCGCACTTCTGCTGTTGGCTGTTGTAAAGCAAACGGCAAACCACGCACTCCCACATGGTAAGTAGAAATTCGTATCTCATCTTTGTTTCCTTTCGGTATTCGTTATTACATTATTGCTGATGCTGAGTCCATTGTCAAGTATGTCGGCGGCGGGTTTTTCCATGCCCCATGATTGCTAAAAACCAAACCTCGCACTTTTCAGCACGAGGTCTTGGTTGGATTTGGATTACATGAACTCGGCGAACTTGTCCTGCTGTTGATTCACAGCACTTCCACAAACTAAGCATTTTAGTTGGTTGGTTGCTGGTGTATCGGTGTCGCAAGGCTGGCAAAAATACCAATCTAGTTCTCGGTGATTAGCGTTGATGTAATCGTAGATGGCAGTCGCACCCTTTTTGTCATAGAGTTTTTCGCAAATAGCGATTAGTTTATTTTGATTCATTATCGGTGTTCCTATCTTTGAGTGATGATTGCGTAAATAAAGAAGACAAGAGCAATACTCATTGAGATTCGGCATGCAATCTCATCTGCTCGCTTTGACTTCTGCTGTTCTGGCGTTAGTTGTCTTTTCATTTTTATCGGTGTCCTTTCATTGACAT